AATTCAGCAGGCCTACCCAAAATATTTGAAATCCACCATTTTGTATATTTCTGTGCGTTTGGAGGGAGTAATTTTATAAAAGGAGCTATTTGCTTTAATACAGGATCCAAAGCTAATTTTTTTTCTGTCATGGATATATAAGCATTTAAAGCTTTCCAAATATCTCTTTGAATTGGCATACCACCAGTGCGACGTTGCAAGAAAGGATCGTAAATTTGTTTAGGAGTTATTTGATCTAGGATAGCAAGCAAAGAACTGTCTATCGGTTTTTTTTCTTTTATCGCTAATTTAACATCTTCCTGAATTAAATTAGTTATGTAATTAGTTTTACGATTTATGATAGGTAAGCCTTGCTTTATTAAAGATTCATCAAGCTTATCAGCATAATCATTTAATAGAGATTTAATATCATCAATAACTTGTAATTCTTTTTGTTTAGGAATTAATTGTGCATTTTGCGGATCATTAATTGCATCAAAAATTCTTCGAGATTGTAATTTATTATTTTTTTTGTTGAACCTTTTTTTTGCGCCTACTGTATCTTGCCATTTTCTAACTAATGTTTCTTTATTTGCGATATTATCTCTCATCTTTTCCAATACAGTTACAACAGGATTTGCTATTTCTTGTGTTGCCCCAATTCTTTTAAAAACACGTTCTGGGCTTTGTATTTGACTACCTACACCTATTTCATTATACGTTTTTAATGCTTGCTCTTGAGTAATTAATGCTTTAGTTTTGGGGATTGAATATGGTTTGCCTAATTTCCCTGGTTTTATTTGTTGTAATATTTTAATAAAATCACTTGCTTCTGGTTTAGTAATATCTTGAATAGTATCAATTCCAGTATAAGATTTAGCTAATTTTTTAAGTTGAATTGGCCCCAGTTTTAAATCTGATTTTAAAATATTTATTAATGCTTGCTGTTCATTCGTTACAGTTTGAGTTGTTGCTGTTTTTGATATATTCTCAAATAACCTAATAGGTTTTAAATTTTTAGGTAATACATTAATTTTAGGGTTTAATGCTTTAAATATTCTATTTTCTTTTTGTATTAATTTTTTAGGTTTAGGTAAACTTAGTTGAGGTATAGGTTTAGGTAAACTTAGTTGAGGTATAGGTTTAGGTAAACTTAGTTGAGGTATAGGTAATTCTTGTTGTATTTTAGTCAACCCTTGCTCTTGTTTAATTAATGGTATTTTAATAAAAGCCGCAGTACTTTTAACATTTGTTAAAAATTGCTGTAATTCATTTGGTGAATATCTAATCAATTCACTCTCTAATGAGCCTTTCATATTATTGAATACTTTAGAATCATTTATAATTTGATTAATAAATGATTTTATGTCTTCAATAAGATTACGCTTAACTTTTATAATTGCTTTTTTATCCCCAATCAAATAAGCTTTTCGTTCTGCCCCTGTTAAAGTTTTAAGAAAATCAGTAGCTTCTTGTGTTGAACCAGGAGCCCCCACTTGAGATGCTTTTAATTGTTCAATAGGAATCAATTTCTTTTCAAGTAAGAATTTTTCTAAAACAGAAGGCAATAGTTTTTCAGAAGCATACGATACTAATCTAGGAGAATTCAACACAGCTAATCCAGCCAGCATACTTGCTGGTTCAGAAATATATGGGTTCTTAGAAATAGATTCTTTACCTGTAAAACCAGTTACAAATCTGGTTTTAGCTCGATTAATTAAATCAGTTTTTTGCGGCATTGATATTTGTTCATTCCTAGACAAAATATCTTTTAACAAAATAGGTTGATTTTTTATTAATCCTAAACTAGATAAAATATCTTTATTATATTTGTCAGGTGTGGAAGAAGTTGTAACAGGCAAATTTAAAGCACCTTTTAATGAAGTTATTGCACCAGTACCTATTTGCGTTGGTAAATTTAAAATTGATAATAATCCTTTTCCTACTTGAGATGGGGTTGGAACTTCTGGTAAATATTCATCGTAAGGTATAGCAGGTTTATTTTCAGTAAATAAATTTCTTAATTCACTTAAATTTATAGTGGTATTTGTCTTAGCTTGATTTTGTTGCTGCATATATTGATTAAATGCAGATTTAAAATCTTTTTGAATAGGTTGCGTTACAGTATTAAGATTTTTTAAAAAATCCTGAACCTCATGGTTCTTTGCAACATTCTTACCTATTAATGATAATATGTTTAAAATTGTAGACATTAATTTCCAAATATATAATTATAAACAGAGTCTAAAGTGGGCAATAGTTGAATTCCCCTTTGCCCACCATAATAATCATTCATTTTTTGATTACGTACATCTGTAGTATCTGAACCAATTACTCCTGCTAGAATCTCGTCTTTAGATAAACTAGAAATATTTTGTTCTGTAGGGATATTAAGATTAAAAGCATTATAATTTTTACTAGATTCACCTACATTCAATAATTCACCTAAATAATCCAATCCTTGCCCTGTATATTCTGGTATTTTAGGTGCTAATTCTTGTCTAGCCTGCTGATATAAATATTTTAATTGGCTAATCAAGTTAGGATTACGTGTAGCTGAATTTTTATAAGAGTCCTCAATTTGTTGGAATGCTTGCATATCTGTTATTTTACCAGAAGAAGCTTGTTCAGCTAATAACTTTAAAAAGCCAGCATCATCTTGTGTAACATCATCTTGTGTAACATTTGCACTTACTGCGCCTCCTCCACTCTTTAAATCAAATCCTAACCCTTCAAGATTACGAGATAAATCTCCCGTTTGAGGATTTATTGAATATCCAAGTGAAGAATAATAATCTTGTAAGGCTTGTTGCTGTGCAGATTGAGATTGCTGAATTGATGCTAAACGTTGTGCAGCCATGTCAGCCTGCCTTTGCGCTTCAGTCCTTTGTTCATCGTAAATCCCCAATCCAGTACCTAGAAGATCATTAGCAGTCTGTCCTCGTTGGTTAATGGCATAATCAAGATTTTCTAGCTGCCCCATCAATCCTCCCTCACGGAGTGCAATAATACGGTTTTGTTCAGCAGGAGATAAATTAGTTAACCCTGATTCTTGAGCATACATCGTATCAGGAGCTGCAAATAATTGAGCACGTAAGTTTTTACGTTCTTCCATAAGTTTAGTCCCACCAGCCTGCCCCATCGCTGTTTGAATCGCTTCTTTTAATTTCTGCCCAAATGTCGTTGGGCTAGAATATTTACCTACATCACTACTAGCTTGATTATAAACCGCAGTCTGATATTGCGTCTCTTGTGGTAATGTTCGTTTAGTTTCTGAGATATTCCCTAAATTTCTTAATTGTAGTTGTCTAGCATATTCATCTTGAGTAAGCAATCCCTGTTTATATTGTTGATATAATGATAATTCACGTGTATTTGTAGCCATTAATTGTTTTTTTAAGAATATAATTGAGAATAATAATCAAGCATTTTTGCTCTTTCTGATTCCTTTTGAGATAAAATGTCAGCATATTTTTGATTTTCAAGCGCTGTTTGCCCCCTACCATAAAGACTAGATAACCGATCTTGAGTTGTTGAAATATCTTGTTGCCCCCTTGTATAAGTTGTTGGTAAATATCCCTGTAAATTATCATAAGGGCTTGTATAAGATATTCCCGTAGGTAGGTTGGATAATCCATATTGTTGTTCAAATCCTTGAAGTGATTGTTGTCTAGCTCTTTCAATTTCTTCTTGGCTACGTTTGGCTGATTGTTCAATATTAGCTTGATTTTCTGATGTTTGTGTTGCAAGTTTTGATTCAGTCTTACCACGAGTCCCGCCACGACTGAGTCCGACATTAGCAAGATAATTTTGAGAATCTGTAACTGCTTGTTCATAATTACGGGCTTCAAGTGTCGCTGCTTTTGTTTTATTTTCTTCAACTCGTGTTTTTTCAGTTTGTAATTGCAAAATTTGATCTTCAATACCTTGTTGTCCAACCTTTAATTGATTAACAAAATCCTCTTTTTGTCTTGTTGAAGAAGTTTCAAGCCCAGCTTTTTCATAATTAAAATCTTCTAAAGCTTGCCGTTCGAGTTCTTTATAATAAGGACCGAATCGTTCTTCCGCTTTGGTTGCAATATTAGCTAATTGTTCATCTGTAAGCTCACTAGGTGGCTGATCTACTCCATATTCTTGCTCAATTAATGGGATAACTATCTCCATCATTGCATCAAAAACCGGATCACCAGTTGGTGTATATCCTGATGGTGTTTCATTTGTAGTATTTGATGAATTATTTTCTGTAATAAGTTGTTTAATCCCATTACCTGTTCCATTTTCGCTAACATTATTTGTTTGTTTAATCCCATCTCCTGTCCCTCCTTCTTGAATAGGGACTATCTCATAAACACTTCCTATTAATGGGCTACCTTTAGAAACCATTCGTTGCTCACCAGTTTGCTTATTTTTAACTAAAACTTTTGTTGAATCACTTGCAGTAAATTTTAATTTAGTTTTAATTGCTTCACTTGATGTTTTTACCTTAGCCATTGGCTCTGTGGATATGGTATCTAAACTTTTTAATCTATCTTGTTCATTTTGTGTTGATTTCCAAGATTGATAAGCTGAATCAATATTTTTAAAAGTATTCAAATCTTCACTTGAAATTTTAGGCTGTCCTGTTCCATTACTTGTCATTGATGGGAAAAGTTCTTGTTCCGTTTTTATTTCATCTGCTGAAAGTTCAGGTACTTCTATATTTAAACCGAACTCATTTATTAGACGATTTCTAAGTTCATTATAAGTTTTAACCCGATCACTACTAACAATACTACCAAAATTAGCAAGTGCCGTTCTAGCTTTTAAAAATGATTTATTTAATTCTTCTTCATTTAGTTTTGTTTTATCTCCTCTTGAGAGAGCACCCACAATATCACTAATATTGTCTAAAAGTTCTCGGTCAACAACTTGTCTAACATCCATAGTTATACCTTTACTTTTTAGGTACTGAGAAGCTGATTGTTGGTAATTTGTTGACATAATTATTGATTTTTAGATTCAGTATAAAAATTGTCATTATTTTTTAATTTTTCAATATATTCATCTCCTTCAAAATATTCAATTATTTTTTCTTCACCTACCTCATCTTTATAATAACCGATAGATGGGGAAATATCATCAAAAACTTCTTTATTTGTATAGTATAAATCAGCACTTATTATAGCCCCAGTTTCTGATTCAATATAGAGATATTGTTTTAATCCATTAATTTGAATGATTTTTAACCCAAACTGAGCGCCTTCATGGAAATTTAATGAATTTTTTTTTAGTTTTATTCTTAAAGGATATTGGGACATTTATTTAAAGTTATTATTAAAATAATTGATTTAAGGCTGCAATAATCTTGTCTCCTCCTGCGCCACCTCCTCCTCCGCCACCTCCATTACCAGCGCCGGCTCCAGCCGCGCCTGCTGTGCCTCCAGTACCTTGCCCATTTGCACCAGCGCTGCCAGCTGCGGGGGCACCACCAATACCACCACCACCACCATACCCGCCAGATTGACGATTATTACCAGCTGCACCTCCTGCCCCACCACCAGGGCCTATAACCGTATTCCCATTACCACCTGCTGCGCCATTACCACCATTCATTGTATATGTCCCAGTATTTGCGGTTAATTTATTATATGCAACAAAAATAGTTCCAGATGCACCACCGCCGCCGCCACCACCTCCTGCACGGTTAGCGGCTTGATATGCTTGCCCACTGGTTCCATTAACACCACTTACATTAATAGTGCCTGTAAAATTGTAATACCCACCACATAAAATAGCTAACCCTCCGCCACCACGTCCACCTGCACCACCGTCTCCATCGTTCGCATCTGTAGAACCACCACCACCTGCACCACCACCAGAACCGCATCCAATTTTTATAATTCCTGCTGATAACCCAAAAATGTTTTCTACAGTTGCAGAAGTTGTATTTGTTGCCGTCGACGCCTGTCCACCATTACCTTGAGAAAATTGAGCCAATATTGTATTCCCCCGTGCACCATCTGTACCGTCACCTAATGGGGATACTCCACCAGTTCCTCCAGCCCCACCCATACCACTTGCATTAATAGTCCCTGCAACAGTGATATTTCCTTGAGATTTCAAAACAATCAAAGTCCCATTCGTCCCAGGATTTGAAAAGGCTAATGTTGCACCGCTTGAAACATTAATTGAGGTGTAGTTTTTAACTACGACATCAACACTTCCTAAGTCGATGGTTGTTGTCCCAGATGTTACATTCAATGCTCCGTCGGAGCCATCACCTACATTTAAAAGAGAACCCATTACTTGTATTGAGTTTGAATCACCCTTTATCCCTGATCCCGCACTATTTAAAAAATAAAAATTTCCATTATCAGCATCTAATCCTATGGAACCCTGGCCAGAACTATTAAATCCATATAAACCAGCTGAATTTAAAAGCATTCCACCAGTATCATATAAAGTAGAACTTGTTTGAATTTCTCCTTGTGTAGCTGAGAAAATACGGAAATCATTAACTCTAAATCCAGTTTGATCTGTATATGAAGAAGTATAATTAACCCTTATGTAAAAAAAAGTGATATCAGCGGCATTTGGAGTGCCCGTTATAGATGCTGTTGCCCAGTCAAATTCGATCAAATTCCATCCATTTTCAAATGAGCTACCATCTTTTTGCGTAGTTACAGTTTTATTCCAAGAATTACCCCCATCCGTCCCCCAAAACAAACGTACCGAAGTAAAATTTGTTACACTGGGAATATAAATCCATAATCTCATTTTACCAGTATCTTCATAAGCAGATAAATCTATCGCTGGAGAAGGATTGAAATCAATCCTTGAATAATCATTAATAGATGCTGACACATCAACATCGAATGAAACAGAGCTACCATGATACTTAAATACAGAAGTATCAGTTATTAAATTCACCGTGTCCCCAGTACCAACCATCCAAGACCCATAAATTGAACTATCATAAGCTTCGCAAGCATGGATTATTTTACTTCGTGTATTAGCAGCAGTTAATAATCCAGAACTCATTGTCCATCCTCCAACTGTACCTGTATCAAATAAGCAAGTCTTACCTGATATACTCATTGTTAAGATTTCTGTGCCGGTGATAGTATTTGCAGCAATCTCATTAGCCGTGATTGTGTCTGCGGCGATATTATCAGCTGTGATAAAGGTTCCTATACCTCCTGATCCACCGAATGCTTGGAATGTAGCATCCTTTGTAACTTCTGTATTATTTTGAGCTACTGCAACCAAGATTTTACCTGAACCTACAGCATTTGTAGCCGTGGTTGTTGTTTGTAAAACTGTAGTTGACGTTGCAATAGCTAAATAAATATAAGTCAATGCAGCCATATTCCCAGTATTCCCGCCTGAAATTGTGTAAACAGTTCCATCAAGTAAGGTTATCGCACCAGCCGTCCATGCAACCGTGTCACTATCAGTAGCTGAGAATATTAATGTTGACTGCCAGCCTTGTATCCCTATTTCAGAGCCAGATTGTAATCCTGATAAGGTTACATTTGTTGATAAAGTAACATTTTTAAATTTTGCTTCTCCGGTATTTAATATATAAGCGTTGGCGTTCTCATGGTTTGCTGTCCAATTAGTTTGAGTACATCCCCACCAAGTATCCCCATCAGATTCTGCATGAAAAGAATTAGCAGTAGTGTTGATATCGGGGATGTGAATATTACTAGCGGTTAAAGTACCCGAAATAGCAGCATTCGTGATAGTTAAAAAATCCGCAGTAGTATAATTCCAATCCATGTGACTCGACGAATCACCCAAAACAAATTGTTCATCTTTGCCATTAAAGCCAAGAATCCCTCCTGCTATTGTGTCAGTAAAATCAGTTTTACCGAACTTTATTGCTTGATTAAAAACCAGAGTATCAATTGTTGTTTGTGATAATGATATGCTCCCAGTTGGGATACCACTTGCCGCAGCCCCAGCATAAAACCCACTTACAGATGATAACTCGGAATCAAGGCTTGAGTAAGCAGAGCTTTCAGATAAATCTCTTTTCTCAATATTGTAATCAAACCCTAATTCTAAATAATCACTCATTTTTTACTTTCTTGTTTAAGTTCTACAACAAAACCCAAGAATGAGCATGGTGGATTCGTTGAACTTTCTGAAATTTCTACCTGGAAATCATATCCAGGAGTCGCATTCATATCAAAAGAACTAACTTCCTTATAAACTTTCCTCCCTTTTTCAATCCTATTTTGATTATCTAACTTAACATTAACTAGCATCCCCTGTGGTTCATCACATAAAACATGAATTTTACTAATACCTTTTTGCTGTTCAGGTAATTGTAAATCATATCTACGAGTTTTTAAATAACCATTGATTGCAAAAGTATCATCTGAATAAACTGCATCTCTTGTGCGTGCACGTTGCATAATTTCTCCATCTGCACATCCTGCATAAATCCTACGCAAATTTGAACTACGCATAGAAGTATAACAGGTAAAATTATCATAAAATGAATTAATCCAGAATTCTCCTGTTGAAAATTTGTAAACCACTTCACAATTTGTAAACGTTTCCCCATCGATTGTTAAATCCCCAACATAAAGATAATAATGATCTGAATCATGTGCCGAAAATGATCCAGATGCTTGAGCATAAGTTAACCCATCAAATATATCCTGTATACGTCCAGAAATAGGCTTTGAAATACCGCCAGCATAAACACGCAAACTATAACCCTCATCCGTCTGACCAAGAAAATAAGTTATTGCACCGACTGTCTGAATTGATCGATGAGATGCACATCCAACAGCGTCAATTTGCCACAATGCGGAATTATTCCATGCGTGCATGGATGTTTCTTTAAACAAAATCAAATTATTACCGTTTACAGTCCCACCCATTAATTCTTCTCCATCATCTTCATCAACAGCCTCATAATCTCCAGTACCTTCGGTGACATTCCAAGTGATAGCCAATGGCGCCCCGGTTGGTAAAGAAGAATAATAGAATCTTGAGGGGAAATTAGTTGCCGCAGTATTGCAATTTAATAAATAAAGCCTGTCTTTATAGACTATGCAATATTTGGCTTTAGGTGCGTTTGTGACATTAGTTGTAGTCGAATAGGTAGTACCAGTCAAAGACCCAGTTGTCATCGTTCTACCGCCAACTATAAAAGCATAATCAATGAACGTAGCAAATTCTGACTTAACGCTGGCTGGTAATGTTGTTGCACCAGTAATATCTGTCCAAGTCCCCGCATTATTATATTTTAATACTGACTGAGTTGCAGCAGAATTATTTATTGTTGCTAAATGATAATCCGTACCAGCTTTTACGTAATATCCATGCTGGCCAAGAACAGATTTATTAGCTTGTAGTGTGTCTCCAACTTGAGAATACCCTAAACGTTTTGTTCTAGCACCAATTTTATCACCATGGAAGTTTACAATTATATCACATTCATTGTCACGTTTAAGCAGACGAGATGTTCTTCGTTGCATACCACCACTAAACTCGATAAAGGGTATTCTAGTCATCGTAATAAGAAGTAATATTAGTATTTGAATCTGATGGTCTGAAATTTCTTTGTTGTGAAGGAGTTTCTTTAGCTAACCCTTCTTTGAGAATTTGTCTAAACCTAGCTTCATAATTATCAGCCATTTTATTTGGATCACCTTTTTTAATCTCTATCTTCCACATTAAATAATAATGTGCTGAATTGTAAAACGGAACAGATGTAGTTGAGGCATCTTCAGTCAAATCAGTAATCGTGGAATAATAATCCATATAAATACTCATCCCTGCATAGCTACTGTTTGGTAGTGGCCAAACATGTAATTTCCCACCACGAATTGTATAATAAATAGGGAGTCCAGTATCAGCGCCTTGCCATACCTCGTCATCTGTAGTATGTGTTGCAGTTATCCCAGTTACTCCTGATAAGACGTTAGCACTCTTAGAAGTATATTCAATTTCATCTCCTTGAATATTTATTGATCCACTATCCGTTAAATCGTTATCATTATCAACCGTAATTGTTGTAGCAGCCAAGGCCACATCTGATGCTAAGAAAGTCTTTCCTGAATCACCTACTTTAACCAAGAAGTCATCAGGTGATAAATATTTTAATGTTGTCTGTGTACCAATTCTCAATAGATCAATCGACTCATTTGAATCGTTGTTTTGGATATCCGTTGGTAGTGTATATTCTTGTTGATCTTGGACTAAGGTAATTGACGAAGCTTCATTATTAGTTTTAAGCCAACTCCATTTACGTTTCTGTAAAGATACTTCATCCTGCCAATCATTTAAGCATTCCATTAAATAATCTCTTGTCAACCCTTCGAAGCTTTCAAGTTTAGTATTTGTCTCTTTTAAGGCATAATCCATCATTTTACGCGCTGTATTCCTCCCTAGTCCTGTAGCGGCAACTGCGGTAGAATATTGAGAATAAGTTGTTGTTTGAGCATTATAATATCTTGCGTAATAGTAAGCATAGGTCGTACTTGCCACAATATCATTAAATCCACGGGAAACATCCAAATCTACCGCTGAACCAATCGCAGTTGGTGATGTTGATGTTGATGTTGCATGCCCATATAAAGCAACCTGGTTATATCTTATTAGTGATACTGGTTCTTTTTTAGAATGAGCAAAAACTAACGCTCCAACAGTTATTGAGGTTCCTCTAGTTACCGCAGCGCCTATTTTAACGATTTCTGTTTTTTCATCACCAGGATACCCGATTGGGAGATAATCATTGTTAGCCAATCCTGTATTATCTAAAACTGTTAAGGTTACACCAGCTGCGGCAACATCAGCTGTTAAATAAGTTCTATCAGATTCCTCAATAAAAGGTAAATCAACCCTAACGATGTTATGTTTTACCTGTAGTATTTGTGGCTTTTCAGTTGCCATATTTTATGAAATTATAAATTTAAACTGTTACTCTACCAACTGCATTAGTTCTCCCGACTGCAGCCGTTTTTAATTTACTAAATGTTACTCCTGACCATTGTGGAGTATTATTAAAAGTTGCATTCATTCCATTCCCCGAAGTATCTGCAACTGTAGTCCCTGTCCCTTCACTAAATAATAATTCTTGTTGTAAACCAGTACGGCTAAAAGAATTGTCTCGATAATAAGAAAGCCATTCAGCCGCGGAAAATGCAACTCCTGTAAATATACGATATTCCGTTGTGAACCCATCTAACTTATTTGATAAAATTCGATTATTTAAAATAATCAAATTACCGTCATTTGAAGAAGGTGCTACAGGTGCGTTAATATCTTGAGTGATTGCTCCATTTTCTCCATAATAAACACTTACATTTGGAATATTAAAATTAGATGAGATACCAATGAAATACCACTTATTTTGCGTAAATTTCTTTGTTCCTGCAATCGCTGTACCGTCTAATACTGTAGTGATAACACCTGGAACTGTTGGCCAATATAAATAAGCTCTACCAGTGCCGCTGCCTGATAATTGAGCCAATAAAGTCGGCAAATTAACACTAGCCCTCAATAAAACCCATATACCGATTGAAAAAATAGTATTGCTAGGGTTTATTGCATAATTAGTCTTTAAATATGATGTATTAACAGTTGTAAATAAAGAATAAGACTGGTTTCTTGTAATAATGCGATTTGATGCTGTAGTTCTAGGCATATTTTGAAATTATAAAGGAAAATTGTTTTGTTCCCATTCATTAGCCATATTCTGCAATACAGAATTTTCTATGGTTTTATCTTCTTCTGTATTTTGTTGAAAATGTTCCAATTCATAATATTGATCGATGCTATGGCCTCCGTTCCGATCAGTTTCTAGTTTAACCCATAGTTTCTTTTTGTTCTTACTAACTCCACTTACCTGAAAAGTTTCTTGATTATTATGTTCTCCATTGAGAATTGTGAATGTTGCTGTCATAAATTATAAAAATTAAAAAATAAAATTAAGCAGCGACAACATTGCCGTCGCTAGATTTAGGAATCCATTCAACATAAATAGTCAATGTTCCTTGGGTGATGTCATCCGCGCTACGAGTCAAAACAATATCATTCCCATTCCCAAGAATATATTTTGTTGTTGGTTTTGCTTTATAAGTAACATCCGGATTGTTGTCAATCCAGACCGTATTAGCTCCAAAATCAGAATTGTCGATAGTTGTTTGAGCTATTAAAAGCGCAGTACTACCAGAGACTCCAACTTCTAAGGTTGTAGTGCCTGATGTAGATTGAATTGCTGTTGCCCCAACTACTGCATAAACCAATACTTCAACAACTCCTGTGACGGTAAACGCCGTTGCAGTATCAAACCCTGTTAAATCTGCATAGGCTTTAGATGTTAGCCTTGTATCTGTAGGTTTTATAATTAATCCTGTTTGTCCGTGCATATATTAAATTTTTAAGAATTAAGCTTTAAATTCAGAAGTCGAAAACATGATACTACCTGCGATTGTTAGAGTTACATTCGTTGTTGAACATACTAAAACAATGCCAGTTGAAGCCGCCACGGGAATGTCCCCGTCAGTTCTTATATTGAATGTAGAAGGAGTTCCAGTTGTGTGAACTACTGGAACAGGAGCAATCAAATGAGTCACTGCACCATTTCCAGGGACACTTGCCGCATTTAAAGTTAAAATAAAATAAGTTCCGGAAGCAGCCGTAGAATCAATAAACCCATAAGCTTTATAAAAATTAGCAGCCGCAGCACTAGAAATAGTACTTGCCTCTAAAGCCGCAGAAGTATCATTACTCAAGGCATTCGTTGTAGCAGCAGAAGGTCTTGGAATTGATGCAACCTCATCATTAACACCGTCAAGTTTAGTCCCTAAGTTAGTTATTAATCTACCATTTACATCGATTTCAAAAGGTGCAACGTCTCCATCAGTTACGGTTTGCGGAGATGATTGATAAAGACCACCAACTAAAACATGTTTAGATGTTGAATCTGTCCAATCTGCATCGTCAATATAAACAACATCATCGATATATTCTAATGTATCTTTAATAGCAAGGCTATATTCATCCCTAACATGCAAACGGCCAGTATCGTTAGTAATTAATGGTTGATAATCTCCGTCAGTTGTCCCAAGTGCAGCGGCCGTGTCTTGACGTACTGTAAGTCCCATAACCCCAACATCTCCACTACCATGCACAGCATCTTCTGCCTTCCCTAAAGAATCCGAAGCTGTCCCAGGGATAATATTGGTTACATCAACATATAAAGCACCTACGGAATTAACTTGCAATGGGGTTATTTCATTCGTGGTATTCGCTAAAGAATCCAATGTATCATTTCTAACTGCTCCAATAATTAAACCTTTAGTTGTAGCTTCTAAATAAGTTGTTGTCCCAAGTGTCGCTACTGCGTCATCTATAAGTTCAACAGATGTTTTAATTGAAGACGAATTTTGATCTAGTACATGTAACCGACCATTCGTATCGGTAATTAACGGCTGATAGTCTCCATCAGTTGTCCCAAGTGCGACTGCCGTATTTTGACGCACCGTAAGACTCATAACTCCAACATCTCCACTACTATGTACGGCATCTTCTGCTTTTCCCAAATCTGTAGCACCAGTACCAGTTGAAATTTCAACATCTATTTTCTGACCTGCTTTAATATGTTTTCCTAGATCAGTCAAAACAAAATAACTCAAATCAACATTATCTGCATCTGAATTTGAGATATAAACAGATTGTGGTGTAATCCCAACATGATGACCAGCAGATACAGAATGAGAAGCGACGCAAGTATCAGCAATAAAAAATTTAACATTCATAGGAGTCCATTCGATCCTATATTCAGTTGCTGCATTTTCCCATCCTGATACCCAAGTCACAGTGGTTGTCGTTGCTGTCCCGTTATCATCATAGGAAACACAAGTGAAAACAGTCGCAGCAATTTCAAAGTATGAAGACCCGCGAGTAGTAAATCCACTTGAAACAAATCCCCATTTTTTAGCTTCAGTCCCGCTTGGAGTGGTTGGGATATTCAAAACCATGGTGAGTTTTCCAAATTGAAAATCATCCCATGTTTGGACACCAGCCGAAGTCAATCTTAATTTAGATGAGCTAATCGCTGGTGTACCAGATAATGCGCTTAACATCGTTGTCTCATACCCAACCTTAGAAGGGTCATAAACAAAGATGTTGTCCTCTGATTCCGTTCGAACGTTCGTTGCCATACAGAGTTATTTTATGATATAAAAATCTATTTTGATAAGGCCTGTAATGCCTTAATAATTTCTTCTTTTTTAGTTTCCTTAGTAACATCCATCCCTTTACTTTTTGCATAAGCTTTAAGTTGCATGAAATTAGTCGGTAATTCTTCTCCGGTTTCTAAATCAGATTGTTCTTGTTTCAGAACTTCTGTTTCAGGTTCTGGTACAGATACAGACTTAACTTTGCTGCTTTCAGCCGATTTTACTTCAAGAAGAAACCCAAAAGTTTGTAATAAAGCTTTACCCATTTCTTCGTTTACTTCTACGACCTCACCACACCCGACATTCATTAAATTAGTTCTATAATTAAAACCTTTAATCGATGCAGTTCCCGTAGGATTCTTGATGAACATAATGATTTTTTAAAAAATAAACTTCATTCTCCCCATGAAAAATCAGGGGGAGTGGAAACCTATTTTTTAGATTTCACAACCGCAGTTTCAACTGGGATTGCTTTCTTTTCTTCTCCATCTAGGAGAAGTTCACCCAACTGTTTAAACTCACCTCTTAACTGTAATTGTCTGTCTCGGATAGCTGAACGTTGCTGTTGAGCTAATTTGATCTGCTCAGAGAGAGTTTTATCTTTCTCTGTTAGCGTCTCAAATTCTTTCTCAACTGCACTTTTGCGTGCTTCGAGTTTAGACTTTAAGTCGTCGGTCATAGGATAAAAGGGTTAAAAAATAAAAAGTTAATTAAATCTGATTAAACAGCATCCGGAACTATAGCCGTGATAACTGCACCTAATTCATCGACAGCTTCAAGTATCCATGTAGCTGTAGCCACACAAGTAAATGTACAAAGAGTCGTTGCAGGGATTGCAGCTTCATTAGCACCATCACAATCGACACCATTGATTGTGTTATTACTTGCAGCTGGCGTCCTAACCTCACACCCTGTCGCCCCAATATATAATCTGATTACATGCCCAACAACAGCTGTAGGTAACGTTACGATATCATTTGCGGAACCACCTGATGTAACAATAACCATTGAAGTCCCAGATGGAATCAAACCTGTTGTCAATCCATCATTAGTAGATGTTGCAGCGTATGTCCCAACCTGTAATCCTTCATCAACAACAACCATACCATCATCCACCTTAAGAGCTTCTACATTTGCTCCAGTAGCAGAAATATGAACAGCATAAGCTCCAGCTGTTCCAGCTCCAGTCCTTTGTATAACTGAAAGCAAATTTGAAGTAGAAGAAGGAGAACCAGTAGAATCAAGTCTAATTAAATCAGCTCCAGCAGCTAAATTACCACTATGTGTAACGTTAAGGGCTGAACCTTCATCGGAAGTACCAGTAGCAGCAGAATCAACAGAAATGGCCATACCAGCAACGTTTGTACCCATATTGATATCAAACGCATTACCTGTATGAGCGTCAGTAGCATAGGTTACATCCATGAAATTACCAGAACCTGCGGCATCGATGTTTACATCGAATACCATTGCAGCGCCAGCATCCGTGATTTCAAGCTTAATAACGTCATCCGTTCTTGTACCTGCGGCATCGATTGTTAATGCAGACCCAGCCACATTATCAGCCATAGTAATAGCAATAGCATCGTTAGTAGCCGCCGCAGAATAAGTAATGTCAAGCACATGAGCAGTCGTAGCAATACCAGATACATTGATGTCAATTACACCAGCAGAACTCGTTCCTGCATCATTTACCAAGATTGCAGCAGCGGCATTTGCCCCACTACCACGTGTGATAACTATTGGAGAAACATTAACAGCTGTATTCCCTTGACTAATATCCAAAACTGCATATGTACCGGTTCCGGTTGTATTAATGTCGAAAATCGACCTAGCGCCAGCACCTGTTGAGGCATCGTCAATTTGGATACAGTCATCTGTTCGAGCGCCAGCCAATGTGATTGCCAACGAAGGAGCCGCAACCGCTACTGTCATATCAAGACTAATAGTAGCCGCCGTAGCAGTACCACCAGCACCATAAGTAACATCAAGAATTGAACCAGTAAAAACACTGGTTACATCAATATCCCAATAATCCGAAGTGCCTCCTGCCCCTGTATTTGTGATGTTAATATCCCAGAATGGAGCAGTACCATCACCATCAAAAGTGACTTGACACATATCTTCGGTACGAGTACCAGCACCATAATCCAAAGTTAGAAAAGGTCTAGCAACTGCAGCATCCATATCAACATTCATTACAGCACCAGTTGCCGTAGCTCCAGTCATATTGATATCAAATACAGAACCTGAACCTGTATTTGAATCGTCAATTTGGAAAACATCGACATTACCAGCACCATCATGAGTGATTGCGAATAGATTTGCAGTCCTTATACCAGCACCAGCGTCAATATTCATAACTTCTGCACCCAACGCAGCATCCATATCAATATTAAATACGCCAGCACCTGAACCATTACCATTCATATCAATATCAAAAATGGCTCCAGTGCCTGTGTTTGTAGCAACAACATAAAATACATCCGTATTGCCATCACCATCATGTTTTACTTCGATCAAATCAGCAGTACGAGTACCAGCTCCGTTGTCAATGTAGATCGCCTTGGCTCCTACTGCGGCATTCATATCAATATTGACAACTTCACCTGTAAGGGTGCCATCCATATTAATATCAACCACAGAACCAGACCCTGTGTTTGTAGAGACAACTGATAAGACATCGGTATTCCCGTCACCATCGAATTTTATATCAATTAAATCTGCTGTACGAGTACCAGCTCCACAATCTAAATAGATTGCCTTAGCTCCGACAGCGGCATTCATGTCGATATTAATAACTTCACCCATTAGAGTACCATTCATGTCAATATCAAGGACTGAACCACTACCAGTGTTTGTAGAGGCTACATACATAGCATCTGCATTCCCATCACCATCGAATTTTATATCAAAAATGTCAGCAGTACGTGTCCCCCCACCACCATCAAGGTAAATAGCCTTAGAACCAACACCAGCATTCAAATCAATATCAATAACATTGCCAGTGAAGGTAGTGTTTACAACGGCATCAATAATATTTCCAGTACCTGCACCACTTTTAACAAAAGCTAACGTATTTAACGCACCCGTTGTGGCATCCGTGAGAGTAATCGGCCCTTCATCAATCGTAATTGATTGGCCGTTACTATAAACCCCATCGAGATCACCAACTCCACTACCACCACCACTTGAAGTTGGAATGGTAAATACTCCAGTCTCACCATACGCACGGAACCCAGTTCCGTTTACGTATGTTACTTCTCCTTCTGCTGTAGGGTCAGTCGAAGCAGAAGTAAGTTGTAATTTTGGGGTATTTACATTTGAAAGAAAATGTGTATTTCCCATAAAATAAATAAAAGTTAAATGTTTCAAGAGAGACTCCCGCTATATAACCTGTTAAGGCTTTCCTATTGCGATGAAACAACGCAACGTCAACACGGGAGTCTATAAATCTTTAGCTAGAATAAGCAGCGGCATCACCTTTTGACCCCCAAACACCCCTCCAATCACTCCATCCATAGGAAAATCTTGTATATCCGTAGATAGAAAGAGTCTGGGTGTCTTTTACCGTCTCAGCTTCAGTTTCAAATGGAACACGCATAAAGAAATTCAAATCATGTTCACCCTTTAAAATAACAAACCAATAAAGATCTGTACCTGCACCTATTGTTGAATTTGTTGATTTAGCAGACATCCAAGGATTTACCATGACATCAATCTGTTCATTCTCGAAATAGTAGTTCATATCGTTATCAGCAGTCTGTGAACGATACTTACTACCAACAATTTCAAGTGCAGTTTTCTTATAATATGGAGAAACCATCAAAATAGGTTTAGCATCCATAAAATCAATCAATTCACCTTTATCGTCTGTTACTTCACGAACTGCAAGCAATGCAGTATTCAAATTAGGCTCACTCAATACAACACCTGTTGAACTAGCATTTGATTGAGTTGAGCTGCCAAAAGTACTTGTGTGTAGCGTTGAAGCAAGGGGTAAATTATCCCCATAGCTTGTTTTGGCTGTATTAAAAGCATTCCGGAACATATCCCCCATGGCATAGTAATCGTAAGTACGTGATGCAGCCTTACCCAAAGCAGCAGAACGCTTACTTAAAACATTATATTGATCGTCATCGAAGGCCTCACGAGATACATCAACTCTCTTACGGAAGATTTTATGATTGTATCGAGTTTTGTATCCTTGAAGCATATCTTCCGAAGAAACACTTCCGGATTCTGTAGTCTCTTCAAGTTTACCAAGGCCAACGACAGCAACATCATCTTCATAAGCACGAGAAGATTTATTTACCTTAAATAAACTAGGATAGCGTGGCGTGTATCGGTTGAATTCATCAACCATAACTTTTCTTAGCCCAGGGGCAATGAGATTACCCCAATTAGCTGTAGTAGACATAAAAATTAAAAATTAAAATATATTAAAACACTTAAGCAATACCTACAAACTCAACAGGAGTACAATAAACATTATTCCCACCTAGAACTGGGTCTTGCCCAAGCCCCATAAACTGCCCAACCGTTGTCAAACTTGTGCTTTCATCTAATTGGTCAGACGAAGCAGGCACATCCATATAGTAACCTGAAAGACCTGAGCCAGTTGTTGTATTAATGGTCGCGTCAAGAGGTGAACTCAAAACCATACCAGGTTGGAACAAACGAACACGAGCCATAACCTTTTTATCTGTCTGATTATCTGATGTCGCAATATATGTACCAACTCCAGTACTACCAGTTGTGTAAGTACCATCATATTCAGACGAAAGGGCAGCCTCTAATGGAGTCCCTTTTAAAGTAACAAAACCTTCAACTAAACCAAGTGAACGATAAGTAGCACCAACCAATGCAGAAAAACCAGAATCATACTTAACAACATCGCCAACAGTAAGTGTCTGGCTATTCTTGATAATAACATCTCTATGTGCATTTTTTGGGGCAGCACCTTCGTATTTAACGAATTTCATTCCTGCCATAAAATTAAAATTAAAAAATAAAACTAATTTGAGTACTTCTCATATTCCTCAGGAGTCATATTAAATTTCTGTGCGATTTTTAATTGATCTTGAGAAAGTTTTGGACTTGCTTTTTGTGATGTAGTACCACCACCACTACCCAATGAAGCTTCTTCAACTTTTTTATTATTGATTAATACTTCATTAACGGCTTCTTGTTTTAAATATTCATTCGATCTTGGGAATGCCCATTCATAGGATTTCTCTAATATTTCATCAAATGACGTTGTTTTAGGGTTGAACTTATTAAAATGTTTTGCCATTTGGTTCCAACGTATGTTGTCAGGATCAGATTGAGAAACCATGTCTGGATGTCTCTCATAAAACCGATTTAACTTTTCAGTTTTCTTCTCTTCATAAATCGGTCTTAAATATTTCTCCAGATCATCTTTGTGTAGATACCCCATTTTTGAAAGAGCCTCCCTTGCCTGTTGTTCCTCAGGCGTTAATTCAGTAGTCGATTGAGATTCCGTCGGTTCGATAGTTGTTGAACGTTTCAAAGTATTCATTTCCTCAATTTGCTTCTTGAGTAGATTCTTTTCTTCGTTAACCTTATCGAATCGGTCTCTAGGAATAAATTTTTCCTTTTCTTCTACCTTAGGAGTTTCCTCAACTCCATTTACCTCGGTCTCGGCTTGAGTATCTTCACTAACAGCTGATTCCGATGTAACTGTTTGTTGTTCTTCTGTTGACGAATCAGATGGCTGAGTAACATTCTCAGCAACATTACCGTCATTTGTAGCTTGTTTAACCATAGTGTGTTGTTCCTAATCCCACCCGTTTTTACCGAGGTTTCGTGCCTCGCAAAGGATTTTGGATATTAATAAAATAAAAAAGACCCCAATTAAGGGGTCTCATAAGACTCAAAACAGATGAGACAAGGGTAATGTTTAACATCTGCTTAGAGTCTAATAAGACTCCTTAAAAGCGTTACCCTTGTCTAAACTGTTTTTTCAAAGATCATTACTCACCACTTACTAAACTTTCAACTTTTCTGAATAACTCTGCAATACCCATTCCCTTACTCAACATAATTGCCGTATTTAACCCTGTCTTCTGCATATCTTCTCCCATTCTAATATCATTTTTATATCCTGATTGCATTTCTTTTGCTAATTCTATAATTAGTTTCCATCCGTTAGTATGGATTGTTTCTTTTAAATAATCTTTCTCATCTTTAGATAGCTTCATTCGTATTTGAAATTAATTGATTTATACCTGCACCTACTTGGCCTTGTGGAACTACTGATTGAGGACCACCTATCCCTTGTGGTTGAGCATTTTGTTGCATACCACGAGCGAGCATTTGTTCTTTTAATAATTCATCCTGTGTCTTCATCCAATCATCCGGATCCTCATCGAATATCTTCACAATCTGAGTTTCTGCCTTATTTATATCAGTATCAGGCAATTTCGCAACAATATTAAATAAATCAAGTTTCTGCTTTTGTTGTAATGCCTTACTAACTGGAATAGTGCTCATCGCAATAATTTTAACATCTCCCTCGAATCGTACATCCTCAGGAGTAATTTCAAAACTCTTTTCCTTACCTGTAAATTCCACTTCTCCATCTGGAGTCTTACTAAGTGGCAACCTAACTGTACGGAACTGTTTTTTATAAATATTCTTTGTCTCTTTATCCTCTGCATAAATTTGATTCCATTTATCGCCCATTTTTGCCATCTCCTGCATGGCTACATCAATGTCTTTTTGATCTGTTAATAGAACTAAATCTTGAGGATTAGCATAGCATTGTTGAATTAAAGCAATCCGCAGCTTTGCCTCTTCAGTCAAAGAATATTCTAAATTGTCTAATGGGATTTTCATTCTTCTCAATCCTGATTCGCGATTGATCGAAGCCTCAAAGGCTGTTTTACCTATTGGAGTTCCTGAAAGAGTCTTTGTAATTCCCGTATCCTCATCAAGTGAGTCGCGAATCATCTCTTCCTCTTTGTAACTCTCTTGACCTGGCCCTGGCATCTCTAAAAACTTAAAATTATTAGTATCAAATACTTTAAACGCTTTCCCTGGTTCAGTCTCAAAATCCTCAGCATTAATATCATCACTACCTCCATATATTAACATCTTATGGACCATCAACATGACCTGATCCATACGCATATTTACTATTCTATCTAATAATTCTTGTTTAGGCTCAATGATTTCCATTAATCCAATTCCAAATGGGCTTTCAGAACTTCTCAGAGTCCATATTCCTTGCACTAAACTTAATTTCTTGTGTTTATAAGGTAAAACTGAGTCTAAAAGTAGTACTCGATTCCCTGCATCATAAATCATAAATTCATCATCAATCTTATTCTCATAAAAATATAATTCAATTTCATGCTTATCACCTTTAAAAACAACTGCGTGTTCATCTGAGTTCTGCTTTTGATTGTTCCCTGCACGCACATATTTAGCATTCGGATATTTTTTAACTGGAAATTTCTGTTTGAATTCAGCCTCATCGTAAACTTTTCTATAGCACCAATCATTCGTGCTCAATCTATTATTTGGTTTATTGTGTGGGTCAATCCAGACATCATAAACATTCATATTCTCAAAATACACATCATCAAAATCTTTAATAACTTTCTCTTCATAAGATGTCTCACCTGATTCAGGATCATAATTTTTTAATTCCTTAATCGTTCTAGTATCTTTACGGTAATAAGTACGCCCACATCCCCATCCATATTTACCAATATTAAACAAAAACTTTCTGAGTTCTTGCTTACCGTCTCCTGCCTCCCAACTCAAATTGTAAAGCCCCTCAAATAATTTAACTTTTTTCTCGAATTGATCTGAGTTAGGCATCAACTGGATTGCTGGGTTCTGATCGATCATCAATGACAAAGCTGTTTGCAACTTAACATACCCTAAAGGTTGAGATACTTTTGATTGCCAATTCCTTAGATTCTGATTCGCATATTCATGAGGTGGATACAATCGATCTGCTTTTCTCCAAATACTCTCAATCGACACTCCTTCAACATTATTTGATACCTCATTCTTTCTCCAATCCTTAAGCTCATTAATTCTGTTTTCTAAAAAATCCCGACGATCGCGTTCAGCTTTCTTAGGATTATATTCTTTTGTAGTTGTTGATTTGTATTGATTCAGGGGCATAGACCATGCGTTCCCCTTGTCTTGAATTAATACTTTATATTAACTTTATAACATCCCTAAAATAAAACACAATAGATTTTTACATCTTATACATATCAGAAAATCTATTCGTACCCTTTTTACTGTTCTTAATTCTAATCTCACGTGGAGATAAAGGCTCACTGATTTGTTTTTTTATGCTGTCTTTTCTCGGTGTTGCAAACTTATGGATAAAGTACCTTGTGCAGTCACAATTTGAAACTAATATACCATTTGCAAAATACATTCCATACTCAGTTTTAAGATTGTAAACATCTTCTTCTTCTCCTAAGTGCTGCCTGTCTGCAATTATTCCGACTCTTTCCTCGATGACAATACTTTGTTCTTTCTGGAAATGGTGTTTTAAATTCTTCTCCACAGATCTCACAAATTTTTGAGTAATATTTTTTATTTTCCCAAGCCATTTTGCCAATCCTTTTATGGAATTTAATACCTTCTTCGGTACCATGCCAGATGCTTGCAAATTTTCTAGCATATTCAATGTTTTTCTTAGCAATCGGAAGCATCTCCTCGTAGTGTCTTTGAGCATGTTCTTTAGTTGATACCAATTCCAAATTATCCAATTCATTATTAAGAAAATTATTATCTTTATGATGAATATGATAACCCTTAGGAATTTCACCATTATATTTCCCCCAAATATATCGATGTAGTCGTTCTGTTCTATAGCCTGTCTTAGCCGTCTGAGAACACATAAAATACTTTCTAAGCTCCATCTTCTTCGATTGTGGATACCTTCTGAAACTGATCCCATCAATAATGATTTTCTCTGATTTAATTTGCATACATAATCATTATATCGCAAAGCATCAAACCTAACAAGCCCTCTTTGTGTAAAAATCTTATGACTACCTGTAATCCCCCCATTACCAAATCTAAAAACTTTTGAATGCCCAGTTTTTCCACATTCTAATACTTTAGAAACTCCAAATGGAGTTCTAACTCTATCCCCCTTTTTTATCTTATATATAGGTACTTCCCCATTATCTGTTAAAACCTTTACATCTTTTGTAAAACATGCGTGGTTGAAATAATCCTCTGGGAGATCACTTTTATTCTTATCATCTCTACTGTCTTCTGGATACCGATAGTTTTCAAACTCATCGATTGTGTTGATACAATTCTTATCAACAAACAATCTAGGTTTCCCATTCGCTCTAACTTGCAAAAAGTTTCTAACTTGCTCAATACCAGCTTGAATTGAACCAGGCCCTTTGATACAGGCCTGCACTTCAATCCCCTTAACCATCATGTCTTTGATCATTTGGGGATTAGCTGAGTCACCTAAACTCCATTTGTATTTCTCACCAAAGCTTAGTGCCTTAATCATTTCAGCATGATAGTCCGTTGGTTGCTCTGCCTCATAATGTTCACGATAAATATAAACATTTGAATCGAAATCGACAGCAATCCACAAACAACAAAACGGATCATTATAGCCCCAGTCGATTGATCTATAGAGTGCCCAACCAGGTTTAAGCTTAACATCAATGACGTGCACATTGCGATCAAAGTCACGATAAACTAATCCTGAAAACTTTCTAAATATTCCACGGTATCGCATGTCAAACATCTCTTCACTTAAAGTTTGTTTCATGCGTTCGTACTCCTCTTTTGGAAAGTACGGAGAATCAATCGAAGAGAACGAGATAACATCATAACTTTTATTACCTGATTCAAACTGTTTAACAAAATCATTCCTCACCCAATTCATTGAATAAGGTGTAGTTGTGAGCATCGCCTCGCCCATCTCGATTGCAAGTCTAGCTTGTAGAACAATCCAAGCCATCGACTTCATCTGACCAGCCTCATCAAGCCAAGCTGACTTCAGTGTCATCCCTTCAAGCCCTACAGGGTTCTCCGTTGATCTGATAAATATTTTTCCACCACCTGGGAGATCAATAACACCATCCTGTTTTTTGTAGTATTTTAATAAGGTTGGCCATAACTCAAAGAATTTCGGCAATGTTGATTGAGATAGAATTTTATAAGTAGGTGCAGCTATAAGATGGTTCTTATTTTGCATACTCAAAGCTCGAACCCCCAACCACAAAGCCCCGCAAACCGTTTTACCACTCTGAACTCCTGCTATTAATGCTTTGAATCTGGAAGTACTCTCAAAAATCCTCGTCTGATACTTGTGAAGTTTGATACTTAATTGAGTTGTGTTTGATTCTGTCAAGAGCTTGAAAACTTAATCTGTTAAAGGCAACTTTTCCCCCCACAACCGATTCGATTCACTTATGTTTTAATTTAATTATTCATGAGTTAGCTCAATTTTAACTAATAATTCATTCTTGATCTCACCTTTAATGTCTTTTCTTTCAAGTTTAGGCCATTTATACTCCCTCCATCCCTCAAACCTATTCATAAATTCTAGCTCAGCCTTACTTAATTCTTCTCCTCTTGCAAGTTTATCTAACTTATTCGAGTATTCCTCCAAGGCTCCGTCACCTATAACTGAAAAGAATACCTCACTCATCCGATTAAGATTTTCTTTTTTAGATTTATGTGAGTCAACCCACAATGTATTCCCTTTTTGAAATGGCATGTTATAACATTGACTAGTGATCTGTTATTTCTCTTATACCATGATTGAAATAGAAAGCAAGAAGAAATGGAAGAACTTGTTTAAAAGAAAAAGAAGAAGAAAAGGGTAAAAGAAGAAGAAAAAGAAAAGAAACGATTTATAAATTATCGCCTCTGGGATCATCTTGGAATTGATGTCTGGGATCAAGAGTTTAATCTCATGTGTCCCACGAAGCCTATTTAATTAGGCTAACCACTTGACATTCAGAATTTTTTACCGTATCCTTTAGTCATTGATTTGGTTATCAACATTATAAAAGTCCTCGCAGAAATTGCAAGGGCTTTTATATATTGTGAAAATACTACTCCTTTATAAATATTCCTATCTTATTATAAGCTAAGAATTGTTTTTGCGTGATCTCTTTTTGTTGTTTTTTATTTGAAGAATCATTAAATTCCACGAAATATTTATTTTTATATTTTGCTAATTTTTCAAAAGCTTTGTCATGTTTCTTTCTAAGAGTATCCCTCTTTTTTTCTGTTTTACAAGTTTCACATGTCCCACAACCATAACATGTGTAAATTATTATATAATTACTTGTGATCATATCAATATATTGTTTCCCTAATTTTTTTTCAACTTCATCTTTATTAATACAAATTTTTTTAATAATTAAACTATTAACTAATTGATATCGAATTTCCATTAT